TTCTTGTTTATATGCATAATCTACAATTCCATCTGGGTCTTTGTAGAAATCATCTATAACTAATATATTAGGTAATTTTTTATTAAAATCCATTTTTAAATAATATTTTTACAAAAATATAAAAATTATTATCAATAAATAGTTAAATAATTATTTGTATAAAACAAATATACACTTTTATTTATCCAACACCTAATAATCCTAATTTTGATACTGATCCTCCTCCTCCACCCCCTGTAGTATAATATACTGTTATTCTAATATAATCTACACTTGCCGTCATATTAGGTATTTTACCTGTATCAGTAAGGGATACACTTAACACAACCCCAAAATTAGAACTGTTAACATCCGTAGGTGTTATAGTGTTTCCCCATAAATCTGCAGCACCACCATATGTAAAAAAAGCTTCAGTAGTAGACCATTTAGTAATTGAATTTTTATTTGTTCCTACTACCGATCCACCTATTACTAATTTAACTGTTGAATCTAATATATATCTAGTTGGAGCATTAGCACTAGCCTTTCGTTCAAATTCTACTACTATACCATCTATAGTATCCCCCATTGCAAAGCTAAACCCAAAATTTGTGGCTTTTAAATATTGTGATGTACAAGTAGGGAATGCGCATTGTGATGTAGTGTATACATTATCACTACTAGCAGCATTAGTTGGATTATTCCATGCTCTAGTTCCTACTGAAGTATCATTCACTATTGTACCTGGTGCATTTGGACCACTACTTGCCATTAAAACAAATTTGTATATTCTTCTTTAAAATTAAGTATTAACCAATCTTTAAGTTCTACTATTACTGGTCTATCATGTTGGATAATACCCATACGAGCTATATCCATATACTTCATGTATTTTGAAGCATTTTCATAATATAAGTCTTTGTCTGATTTAGATTTTGCTTCTTCATTAAAAATACCTATAACAATAGAATCATTAATATCAGATAAGGAATTAAGATCATTTAATTTGCGATTGATTATATCATTAAGCCAATTAGTATCTTGCTTTTGAGTAACTTCATGATTCTCTGTAATATTTTCATTACCATTAGTATAAGTTACTATTACAGTAAGCTTACCACTTTTAAATATTTTGTTATCAATGTTTGCTGTCCACATATTTAAATTTTAATATTCATGCCATCCATCAAATTCTTGAACCACTTCTCCTTCTGCATTTCTTAGAGAGAATACACACCAATAGGTAGTATTGTCTTCTAAAGCAGTTATTTCATGCTCAATATTTGCCCTTGTTAAAAAATGAGCAGGAGCTATAAAATCTTTTTCAATTAATGTACCATCTTCATTAGTTAATTTAACATGAACTGATCCTTGAAATACAATTGTAGTATGATCAAATTTATGTTTGTGTCCATGTGTTACATAACCTTTTGGTAACAAAGCATTTGGTCTGATAAATATATTACCAGAAACAAACTCAGTTACTTTACATGTTGCTTGTCCGTTCATTATTTATAAAATATATTTATTATTAAATCATTTGCTGCTACTCCTGTAGAATCACTATCTGCTAATCCTGTAACTGTTGTTATACCTATTCCTGCTGAAAAATCTATTCCATCTGGAAATGGACAATTTGCACCAGAAGAAGGTGGTATCATTAATGAAAAATAAACAGATGTACCTGCTGTAGGTGCTGATGCTGAATTATGAAATGCTACTTTTCTAGCAGCAGCATTACTATTATAAATATACCACCCTGTAACTTTACCAGCACTAGCTTTTATATTAGTAGCATTTGTTGATCCAGCAGAAGCTAAATGAAATACAGTAGCACCACCAGTAGCACCAGCTTGTAATGTAACATTTAATGATGTTGTTAATTGAGGTTGATCTGTAGCAATAACTACTCTTTGAGTTCCTGCACTTTTATTACCTGAATTAGTATCTATATTAGTTCCACCTACTTGTGTAATATTAAAACCAGCTCCTGAAACTGCATTATCTATTAATTCAACTGCGGTTTTAATAGCAGCACTATTATCTTCAGTAACTAAACCCCTACTTCCACTTATAAAATTATATAAAGTTTCTACTGCATTTTTAATATCAACTGCACTAGCTTCAGTCATTTGAAGATTAGCTGCTGTAGCTTGTGTTGCTTCAAAAGTAGTATTCCCTATTGAATCTCCTGTCTGAAATGGTGATCCTAATGCTGTTATTAAAGATGTAAGTCTTTGTGCAATTCGTTGTAATCTACCATTTAATCCACTAGATCCTGTATCAGTGCCAGGAGCTGCCTCTGTTAAACTTCCTACTTTAGTATCAAAATCTGATTCACTTAATCTAGTCCCTAATGTAGTTTCAGTAGCAGCTCCTGTAGCTAAAGGTATAGATGATATACTTACTGGTTGTGTTACACCACTATTATCTACTTTTAAAGCTTTAGCATCTGTAACTAATACTTCTTTTCCAGCACTATCACTAATTTTTACTATGCTCATATATTAAAATATCATTATTCTATGAAGAACTGTTAAACTATTACCTAGCACATATAACCATTTTATATTTTCAGAAGCATCATAATTTTTTACCCATAATTTTTGTCCCATAACTGCAGCACCATCAGTGTACATATTAGTTGTAAAAGGTTCCATATGATTTCCAACTATATCAAATTGGAAAAATCTATTGGTAGCATCTTTTTTTATATACAAGTATTGTCCACTTTGAAAAGCACTTGATCCAGTTGTAAATGTTTCTGTTCCGATGTATGTAACAGCTTCCCATGCCCCTGCCCCAGCAGTCCCACCTGCTATATCAAATCTATCTATATTAGCAACAGCACCTCCTCGCATCGAATATATATATCTTCCATCTTGTATATCGTTTTCATTAGCCCAATTTGCATTGCCTGTTTCAGAGACCCAATCTAAACACATTCCTGTAGAAGGAGATGCACTCCTTGGAGTTGTTGGAACTAATAATGTCCATGTATTTGCTGAAATTGAATATCTATACATTGCTAGAGCAGCATTTCCAGCTAAGTAAATAAAGTCTTCATTACCTTCAATTGCATAAACAGAAGTGGAATCTGGATTTACTGACCAAGCAGCTACTGTTAAACTTGTAGCATCAGAACCTGTAATTGTTCTTCTTTGTCCACGCCCTGTCCCTTCTACTATTCTTACTTGATAATTAATCCATTGATCTACTGTCCACGCTTTGCCACTATTAACTAAAGTAGTTCCTGTGGCTGATGTAGCAACCCCGGACGCAAAAGCAGGTTTGCCTTTAGTAATTTGATAAACCGAAGTATTATCACCCGAAGTTATGGCCGTTTCAAAAGTTAAAACAGTTGAAGTATTTGATAGTATTTTTACGTATTGCCCCTTTCCTGTTCCGCTTATTATAAACACATATAAACCTTTATAAGCATTTGAAATCCAAGATTTAGCACTATCTGTTAAAGTAGTAGTAGTTCCAGCACTAGCGGTTCCATTTTGTGCTATTGGAGCTAATTTCGCTGTACTTACACATTTCCCATCTGTTCCCCATGTACCAGGTAAATTAGTAGTACTTAGGTTAGCTTGCCATGCATAAGTAGCTACATCAAAAGTTTTCCAAGATCCTGCCGCTGTAGTTCCTGCATTCATACAATAAAATCTACCTGAGCCAATTCTAAATGTATCTGTATTTACGACCGCAACCGAAACAGTACTATCTAACGTTATCGTTATTGTTCCCGCTCCTGCATTGTTTCTAATGTTTGTTATATATCTTCTTAGTCCTAAATTTGTTCCATTTAGAAATTCTATTGTGTCACCTAAAGCATAATTATTTATGTTATGGGTAGTTGCTGCAACGGTAACTGTTGAGGTTGTTCCACCATTAGCTGTATAAGTTACAGACCAAGGCGAAAACGTTCCACATGCACCAGCTCCAAAAGTTCCAGCCAAAGCTCCTGAAGGTATTTGAGTAAATCCATCTTGAGAATGTTGATATAAATATTGAACAGTTGAAGATGTCAGATAAAGCGCTAAATCTCTATTGCCACTTCCAGGAGCGATCATATACATAGCCGCTGCAGCTGCTACAGGAGCAGGAGTCATCATTTGAAACTCCTTTCTATGTAAAAGTGGTAAATTATTATTAATTGGCATTATAATATATTTTGTATGTTAGAAATTATAGCTAAATTATTTTGATTATTTTGTACTAAACCTGATGCTGCAAAACCTCCTATATTTGTTTGATTAGCTAATGTTGTAACTGAAGTTACAGTACTTACAGTAGTTACGTTACTTACTGTACCTACAGTAGTTACAGAAGTTACTGTACCAGATAAGAGAGTTACTCTTAGATCAGCAGCAATACCTCTAACAGAAGGTAAAAAATCTAATCTTGATACTAATTCTTGAATAGCTTCTGCTATAATAGCTAATTCTTTTTGTTCTGTTAATGATTGAGAATCTAATACTTGTAATTCACCTGCTGTAGTTACTAAAGCTTGATCACCAGCTGCATCTTTAAGTCCTATAAAATCTACTGCACTCATATTAAGTTAATCTTTGCCAATTAGTATTATTAGAAATAATACTAAATGACGTATTTTGAAATAATATTGTTTTTGTTAATTCTGTATCTATTGTTTCAGTTGTTAATCCATCAATAATTACAGAATTTAAAGTACTATCTATTTTTTTAAAAATAAACTCTCCTGTATTTCCTACAGCTGTTGGTAAATTTATTGTAATTATTCCAGATGTAGCATCTATAAGAAATAAATATTTATCTGAAGTAAATGCTAAATTATATGGTGTTGTAGAAACTGATACTATATTTATTGTACCACCTGTTCCAGCTATACCTTGAAATCCTTGATTACCCTGACTTCCTTGTAACCCTTGTGTTCCTTGAACTCCTTGTAATCCTTGTAATCCTTGAAAGCCTTGATTACCCTGAGATCCTGAACCTGCAATCCCTTGGAATCCCTGATTACCTTGAGCACCCTGTGCACCATTTACACCAACAGTGCCTTGAAAACCTTGATTTCCTTGAAAACCCTGAAACCCTTGAGCACCATTAGAACCTTGAAAACCTTGAGAACCAATGTCTCCTTGAGCTCCTATATCTCCCTGATTACCAATTAATCCTTGTACTCCAATACTTCCTTGTACTCCTTGTGAACCTTGTACACCTTGATGTCCTTGAAAACCTTGAAAACCTTGTGAACCTGTAGAACCTTGTGAACCAATATTTCCTTGAGTTCCTTGAAAGCCTTGATTTCCTTGATCTCCTTGATGTCCTTGTAACCCTTGAGTTCCTTGTATTCCTTGAGTTCCTTGAAAACCTTGAAATCCTGGATTACCAATTATTCCTTGAAATCCTTGAGATCCCTGATTTCCTTGTAGTCCTTGACTACCTTGCAATCCTTGTAACCCTTGACTACCAGTATCTCCTTTATCACCAGTTCTAGCAAATGTAATTATTACATCTTCATTATTTGAAAATAAAGTAGTTGATCCTGAAACATATGTAGAGCTTACTTCAAAATAACCACTATTTTCTGTTAAAGAACTTATTGTAAATAAAGCAAAATCTGAAGAATCTAATCTATTAGAGATTCTAAAATGTCCTTTTATTATAGAAGTAGAATCATCTATTGTTCTTAAAAAAGGTTGTATATCTGTAGCATTATCATCTTCATCATCTATAAATAATAAAGTTGATAAACTTAAATCAGAATTATTAAATTTTAATTTTCCTGTACCAGGATCAGTATTTGAAGTATTAGTATCAAAAGTATAGTCAAAAGTTGCACCTCCAAAATTACCTTCTTGTCCTTGAAATCCTTGGTTACCAGTTACACCTTGAGTACCTTGAAATCCTTGATTACCTTGAGAACCTTGAACACCAATATTACCTTGAACTCCTTGACTTCCTTGTAAGCCTTGAAAACCTTGGTTACCAATTATACCCTGAAAACCTTGATTTCCTTGTAGCCCTTGTAAACCTTGGAAACCCTGGTTTCCTTGATTACCTTGTTGTCCTTGAGTACCTTGGAAACCTTGTGCTCCTTGTACTCCATTTGCACCATTAGATCCTTGGAAACCTTGATTACCTACAACTCCTTGTGCTCCAGTAGATCCTTGTGATCCCTGGACACCATTTGTTCCATTATTACCTTGAAAACCTTGAGATCCTTGTACTCCCTGAAAACCTTGACTACCTTGAGCACCAGCAGAAGCAGTAATATTTAAAGTTACTTTATTTCCTGTTCTAATTAAATCAACACCTAAACCTGTAACATCAAATTCATCTACTGTACCACTAGAACCTAAATTAGATCCTTCATCTTTAAATTGAATTGAATTATTCTTAGTATTCCATTTACTACTATCTACATGTGTTTTTGGAGTAACAAATTTAGTAGTAATTACACCTGCATCTACTTCAGCTTGGGAAGCTTCATTGGGAAAATCTCCCATGTAAATCCAAGATACACCATCACTTATATAAAATCCTTTAGGACAAAAAGTTCCACCTAACCATTTAGGAATCCAACTATTACCTGTAGATTGTAAAACTGCATATATAGATCCATCTAAAGGAATTGGATCTGGTAAATCAGCACATGTATTAACAATTGGAATTCCTGTAATAACATGTGTTTCTAAATATTCTTCTATTATTTTACTTACGCTGCAACAAAATGCTCCATCATTATAGACTTTTCTACGAAAAGCACTATCACTTTGCCTTATTACATCATAATATTTAGTTGACAAGATTTACTAATTTTATACATTGAATTCTAGGTAAATTGATAAACCTTTAGGTGTACCTGAAGTAGCTGATATATTAAAATCAATTATATCTCCAGTAGAAACTACAAATGAATTTGCTGTAGCTGAATTATGAGCACTACCTGTTAATGTTACATTCATCAACATGGAAATTGTATTTTTATATAAAGTAACTTTAGTAGTATCTGCGCCACTTGCAACATTATTAATTATACCTCCAATTTTACTAAGGGTTTTACCATTTAAAGTAGATGGTACAACAAAATAATTAGTAGTTGCAGCAATATTTACTATAGTAGTTGTACTACCAACTAGATTTCTTTCATATGCTAATACAGTATATCCAGGACCTTGTACACCTTGAGTACCTTGGTTACCTTGGTTACCCTGATTACCCTGAGTACCCTGATTACCTTGAAATCCTTGAGCACCTGTATTTCCTTGAGCACCTGTAGCACCCTGATTTCCAGTTGATCCTTGATTTCCTTGAGTACCAGAAGATCCTTGGTTACCTTGTGTACCTTGAGTTCCCTGAGCTCCTTGTAAGCCTTGTGTGCCTTGTGCACCAGTAGCTCCTTGTAAACCCTGAGCTCCAGTAGTACCTTGAGCTCCAGTAGCTCCCTGAGCTCCTTGGGCCCCTTGGGCCCCTTGTGCTCCATCAGCAGGTCCTTGTGCACCTTGAGCTCCTTGAGCACCTCCAGGAGTTCCAGCAATACCTTGATATCCTTGATATCCTTGAAATCCTTGATAACCTCTAAGTCCTTGAAATCCCTGAGCTCCAATATCACCTTGTGTTCCTTGATAACCCTGAGTACCTTGTGGGCCTTCTACACCTTGTGGACCTTGATAACCTTGGTAACCACTCATATATTCAGTAAATAATTTATTAATATTTACTGTAGCTCCTGAGACATCATAATCATTACCATCAGCACAATCTACACACCAAATTCTATATTCAAAAGATCCATCTAAAGTAGGATCAATATAATTTAAAGTATAATCTCCTGTTTCACTATTAAAACTGCTTATAATAACATTTACTTCAGAACCTGTTACAACCCTATATTGAGTAGTACAAGAACTACATATAGTATCATTATTAGCAACTGATCCACAACTACAACCTGTATCATCTACTGCACCAGCAGAAGGTGGACAAAATTCTACTTCTAAAGTTTCTGTAAGAACATTATTAAATGAATTAGTATCACATACAAATGCTACTGTAGCTTCAAGTTCTGAAGGAATTAAAGAAATATTTGTAACAACATATGTTATATTTACTTCTACATTTTCTCCTGAAACAAAAGTTGTAGGCCAACTAATTGTTGGGTTTGAATAAACAATTCCAGCCTTACTTGATGTAATACTTTGAAATGTTAATCCAGGAAATGTTGGTACTGAAACAGTAGCAGTACAAGGGGAACCAGCAGATTTTATAATTGAAAATTTCCAAATTATAGTATCTCCGTTTACTTTGACTTTATTAGGTATTAACATTTATTTTATTTAAGATTGTATAAAAATTTCTTGGGGTCCTGGATCTACAGAGATTTCAGGAGGAACATCTACACATAATTTTGTACATGGATCACATACTTGATATGCTTCACATAATATATCTCTACATACATCTTTAATATATATAGTTATTGATCCATAATCAGATAGTGTATCACAATTTAATCCTGTACATTGACCATAGAATTCAATAGTAACAAATTCTCCACCTTTAGCAGCAACTGTAGTTGCTAAAGTAATTTCACTAGATGTTATATTAACAACTCTAATTAAATCAGGTCTAGAATTAGATGTAACTTTAAATTCTAAATAATTTGGAGCTACACATGGCATTTTGAAACAATCAAAACTAACAGTTGCTACTCCTCCACAAGGAAGTAAGTTAGAATCACATTCTGCAACTAAAATATTTCCTAATCTAAAAC